GTATTTTTACTATTAAACTCCTCAAATTTTTGAAAAGTTAATGAAGTGGGTGCGCCAATTATAAAAAATATATTGGGTTTTGATGCCATTATATAATATCTAAATATTATTAGTTATTATATTTATCTTTTTTTTCTTCTAGATTTTCTACCTTTTCTTTTTCTTTTTTTGCGCGTCTTTTTCTTTCTTCGGCGTTTTCCTCCTTGACGCGTTAAACGTGGAGGTGCCAGGCTTGTTGACGCCACGCTTGCTCTTCTTCTTCTTCTTCTGGCCGCCGGTGGATCTGGAGGACCTCCTGGCGGCCAACGTTGTTGTTGTAATTGCTGTTCTACTCTAGTCTCTAACCTTGACCACTGCAAAAGCGTTTGCCAAAGTCTTCTGTCTGAATTATGATAATCATCTATTATACTTCTTTGATATACCCTTCTGTGTTCTTCTTCTTGTTCCGGAGTATAACCATCATCTCGCATAAATAATTCTAAAATATGTTGCGCTGCTCCAAAATCATCATAATCTCCATCAAATTGTTCAACATTCCAAGTATAATCTCGTTGGGGTTGTTCTCGAGCAAAATATGATTGTATAGCACCTTTGCCTCTTTTCTTACGCGTCTTTTTTCGGCGACCACCAACAAATGATTTGATTTCCCTTCCCAAATCACGATTACCATTTGGAGCTATATTATATTGTTCTACTCTTTGTATCGTTCCCTCAGGGAAAGTAAAATCTAATGGTCCTGTTCCTCTAAGGCCAGCATGTATGGGTTGGATGGAAAATCTAAAAATATTTTGCATACTCGAATTTTGGATAACATCCTTATAAGTTCCTATGAAAGGGGATGGAATGACCCCCCGGTAACTAGTCGTTGTTACTCTATATGTTTCTCCTACTTTAATATCATTTAAAGTTATATCAACCCACATACCTTCAACATTGATGCGCTCCATACCGCCTCTTTTTTTACGCGTCTTTTTCTTGCGGCGTTTTCCGCCATTTTTCGTTGTATTTGTTATACTACTTCTTTTAACCATTCTATTTATTTTATGGTGGTTGGTATATGATTCTGATGGTCTTAGCAACATACCTTTTTTTATTTTATATATTATAAATTCCAATTGAGAATCTGTCAAAATATTAGGCATATATTCTTTAAAACTGGTAAACCCGTGTGATTGATACATTCGTTTTTTTCTATTCATAATTGCTTCTTTCGCTTGTCTTAATGTCATTGAATCTATTCCGTTTATACCATTAATCGCGTGTTCTGCTGCTGCAGCTCTAGCTTGTGTTCCAGATATTGCCTCTGGTTTTATTTCTAATGATTTTTTTGGTATAGTTTTATCAATACTATATAATGTTAAATCTTCCAATCTTTCTGAACGAGGATGTTCTATCAATGTTAAATTCCACTCACTTTCTACGCCTTTATCTTTTAGTTGTTCAAATCTATCAGTACCAACAACAAGATATATATCTGTATAACCTCGATCTCTTAAAAAATCAGCTGCTCTAACCATACTATATGGTCTGCCCTTTTCACCTTGTGGATTAATATATTCTAAATTTTCAATTTTTGGAAATTTATGTAGAATATTCATTTTATCCCATACACTTAATGGATTTTCATTGCTTTTATTTGAACGAAAAGTAGATTTTGTGACTCTATTAACAACTGGTCTCCATTTTGTTCCTTTATGCGGTGGTTTATAATTTTGACTAGCTGAAAGAAATATAAATCCTGTTCCTCCTAATAATTTGGCTCGACCTGCTATATATTCTAATAATTTATAATGACCTCTTGTTGGTGGATTTAATCTTCCAAAATTCATTACTGCTACTTTACGTTTTCTTTCATCTTTTATATAATCGAAAGCATTAGTTATTTTTGTTTGTTTAAATAATTCTGTTAACTCATTCATATCACTTTCATTTTTGGCGGCGATGCTTGCCATATTTATATTATATTTATATTAATATTTAAAAGTTATATCAAATATTAATATATTTATGAACGATAACAGACCATGGATTGAAAAATACAGACCAAATAAGTTTGAAGATATTGTATTAGAAGACTCTAATAAAACGCTATTGAATAATATAATAGCAACTAATAACTTTCCAAACTTATTATTTTATGGACCACCGGGAACAGGTAAAACAACAACGATAATTAATATGATAAACTCCTATCAAATAAAACATAAACAAAAAAAGAAAGGATTAATGATACATTTAAACGCATCGGATGATAGAGGAATTGATATTATTAGAAATCAAATTAATAGTTTTGTAAACACTAAAACATTGTTTGGAAGTGGCATAAAGTTTGTTATTCTAGATGAAGTAGATTATATGACAAAAAACGCTCAACAAGCATTAAGATATCTAATACAACAGTATTCGCAAAATATTAGATTTTGTTTAATATGTAATTATATCAGTAGAATTGATGTATCATTACAAAATGAATTTGTTAGATTGCGGTTCTGTCAATTACCAAAGTCTGATATATATCATTTTTTAGATACTATTATCAAAAAGGAAAATATTAATATTGCTGATAAACAAATTATAGCAATTCAAGAAAATTTTAAATCTGATATTCGTAGTATGATAAATTTTATACAATCAAATCATAATACGATTGGGTTAAATATTAATATTATACAAGATAGTTTTTGGAAACAACTTATTAAAAAGATGAAAAAGAAAGATAAAAATACTAAAAGATTTATAGAGTATAATTGTATTAAATACAATATAAAAATTAAAAGTTTTATAATCAAATTTATGACTTACTTAGTAAAAAGCCATAAAAAATACTTGACGGATAAATGGTTAAATTTTATAGAGTATACAGTTCATAATAGCACTGTAAATGAAAAATATTTGTTAGAATATATTATTGTTTTTATGAATACGAACCTTTAATTATTTAAATGCTTCGTAATATAATTTCATACGGATTTCTAATTTCTTCATGAAATTATTAGGTGATTTATCGGTTGGATTGAAATTATTTCTTTTTAAACTATACTCTTTACAAATATCTTTTAATAATTCATTTTTTTGGGAATTTTCATTTGCTTTTGCTTTCCTAAAGCTTTTGCCATTATAAAATCTTTGCGCGAATAGCACGTTATCCATTTAATATACAAAAAGATAAATAATATTATAAAAATTGATTTAAAAAAAAACACGGTTTATCTATTAACATAATATGAATAACGATCTAAATGAAGAATGGTTAAATTTTGCTACAGGCAATGGCATTACCTGTAGTAAAATAAATGAGAAAAACCAAGATATAAAAGCAAATTTCTCTGATATTTATATTTCAACTAAAACAAAAATTGCGTTCTTAAATACAGAAATTAATTTATATAAAATATATTGGCTTTTGCCAGTTTTAAAATATCATATGCCGGAGTGTGGTATTCTAAAAAAATCTATCAAATATAATTGTCATACACCGGAAGAAACAAATGTATTAGATTCAATATTATCTAATTTAAAAGGAGATTACCAATCAACAATATTATCATCTATCAATATTAAAACTAAAAAAACCTTCAAATATAAAGACACTAGAAAAATTGATATAGGTATATCTCGCAAAGACATTGCTTCTTATAAATTTACAAAAAAAGGTGCTTTTTATAACTGTTTTGCTATTATTCTAAGGGTTGTATTTCAAAATAAATTTAAAGAAGTTCATATAAAAATATTTAACACTGGTAAACTTGAAATTCCAGGTATTCAAAATGATGAATTATTATATATAGCTCTTAATTATTTAATCAAAATTTTAAATAATATATGTGATAAAAAAGATATTGATTACAATAAAGCTAGTATTGAAAATGTATTAATTAATTCAAATTTTACCTGTGGATTCTTTATTAATAGAACAAAATTATATAAGATACTTAAGTTTAAATACGGTATACATGCCTTATTTGATCCTTGTTCTTATCCGGGTATTCAGTCTAAATTTTATTATCATAAAGATAAAAAAATTCAAGATGGTAAATGTAGTTGTCATCCCAAGTCTTGTTTCGCAATTGATAAAAAAGATAAACACGAAATTCAATGTACTATTGTCAGTTTTATGATTTTTAGAACGGGTAGTGTTTTAATTGTAGGACATTGTGATGAAGATGTTCTTAATATTATTTATAATTTCTTAAAAAATATTTTGAAAGCTGAATTCAAAGAAATATCGGAAATATCTACTAACACAAAAAAAAAGAATGTAAATAAAAAAACTAGAAAGAAAACTATATTGGTTCCTATTTAAATAACCAATTTATATATTTTATACTTGTTAATTTATTAATTTTTTCATTATTCTTATAACTGTTTAATTTTTCTCTTACTTTTGTTTCTGAATAATTTTTATTCAAAAACTTATTTATTGTTGAATTTACTAATTCTAATGATTTTGGTGTTCCTATTTTTAATAGTTCAGTTTTATCTAATAATGCTAATAATATATCTAAATTAAATCTATCATAGTTATTTAAAGCTTTTAAAACCCCTTTCTCCATTTTTTCTATGTCGTTTTTTATTTTTTTATATGTTAGTTTTTCATTGTTTAATTTTACATTTTTTAGTATTAATAATATCATCCTATTAATTACATCTATTATTTTTGTTAGTTTAAAATGTTTCTTTTTTTCTTCTTCTGTTAATACAAAATCTTTTTTAAAATCATTATTTATTTCATATATTGTCTTCTTATATACAAACAAACTCGCATCTCTTGAATTTAATTTTAGATACGCATGATTATCATGTCCTATTTGTCCTATGAATTCCACATAGTATAAATATGCCTTTTTTATATGATGCAATATTAATGTAAAATTTTTTGTATACAAAAATAATATATTAAATATGTGTTTATATGTTATTAATCCTCTTTTTGCAATAAATAAAAAATGTTCGTTTATTTCTTTTATGTCAATATTATTCAACAAAAAATCCAAATATTCTTTTAATAATTGAATATATACCTTCATAAATGAAAGTATATTTTTTTCATCTATATTTTTGTTGTAATTATTTGTATTAAATATAATTAAACTATTAGTCATTTTATAAATATATTCATTATTTTTTAATTATATGGACGGATAACTATTTAAATATGTTTCTTTTCTGATCATATATAATTGATGTCGGCCGTAACCGAAAATTCTACCGAAGCTTCCAGAAGTAACTATAAACTTCCTTCTGGAACTACTTTACAGCATTGTGCTAAACTTTCCATCGTCGAAGATAAACCTATTATGTTTGATTATTGGACCCCTTCTTGCGACAAAGAAGTCTTGATTGGTGTTAGGGATAATGACGAAAAACTACTAGTAAAAAGCGAAGAAGAATATACTAGTCCTGTTGTCAAAATCTACAAAGTAGAAGAAGAATACATTATTATTACTGAAAACTCTATTTATGTTGTTTCAGCTGACATTCCAACTAAACGTGTCTCATAAATTTCGGTGTTTTTCTCTCCCAAAACATCCAAATAACTTAAAATATATATTAATTTTTAAATAATATATATTACAATATTTCTTTTATATTTGCCTTCTGTTCCACCGACAACTTTGTTGGAAAATTTATTACAAAATGAACTATCAATGAACCTGTACTATTGCCTCTCGTCATACCTAACCCTGATATTCTTGTTTCTTGTCCTGGTTTTATTATTGCGTTCCCACTATGATCCAATTTATATTTTTTCCCATTTAAATGTTCAAATTCTGTCGTAAAATCGGTCAACGCTTCTTTCAAAGTTATTTCTTTTTTATAGTATATATTTAACCCTTGTCTTTTAAAATCTGTTTCATTTATTACTATTATATGTAATCGTATG